CCGGCGACACCGCCAAGGGTAACTTCTCCAACACCCGGATATCGCTGGTGGACTTTCGGCGCCGCATCTCGGCCTTCCAGCACAGTGTGATGGTCTATCAGATGGGCCGTGCGGTCTGGACCCGCTGGATGGATGTGGCCGTTCTGTCGGGAGCCATCGATTTGTCCGGATATGGCGGCCAGCGCCGCCAGTATCAGGCCTGCGCCTGGCTGCCGACCAAATGGGACTGGATCGATCCGATGAAGGACGCCTCGGCCGAGATCCTGCAGATCGAAGCCGGGCTGAAATCCCGCACGCAAGCGATCTCCGAGCGCGGCTATGACGCCGAACAGGTCGACCGCGAGATTGCCGCCGAGCGTAAACGCGAATTGGCGCTGGGCCTCGACTTCCGCCGTCCGGGATCCCCGGCGCAGGGGCCGGGAACTGCGGGCGGCAGTGAAGACAAGCAGGATGGCGCGGAAGGCGACGGTGCGCCGGAAGACACTGAAGACGAGTCCAACCCCAAGGATGACCCATGATGCACCACGCCCAGATCGCCCAGCGGGCCTTCAACACGCCGCTGATGGTGGACCCTGCCAAGGCACTGGCCTTCTTGTCAGGGCTGGGTCCGCGCATCACCGGGCAGGACATCACCGTTCAGGGCCTGGAGGCGGATGCTGCTGATCAGGCGGTCGCCGCCTTGCCCGCCCGCGTTTCGCTGTTTGGCAATGATCTCGCCCAGCGCCATCAGCGCAATGAAAGCCAGCCCTACGCGGTGGTCGACGGCATCGCGGTGATCGAAATCGCCGGAACGCTAGTGCATCGCGGGGCGTGGATCGGGCAATCCTCCGGCCTGACCTCCTATGAGGGCATTGCTGCTCAGATCGACGCAGCGATCGAGGATCCTGCGGTGCTCGGCATCGCGCTGGACATCGACAGCTTCGGTGGCGAGGTCGCCGGGGCCTTCGATCTGGCCGACCGCATCCGGGTCGCACGAGCACAAAAGCCGGTGCAGGCCTTCGTCGCCGAACATGCGCTGTCCGCTGGCTACGTTCTCGCCAGCCAGGCCGATTGGATCATCCTGCCGCGCACCGGGGCCGTCGGCAGCATCGGCGTTGTCGCGCTGCACACTGACATGAGCGGAGCGCTCGATAAGAAGGGCATCGCTGTCACGCTGATCCATGCCGGGATCCACAAGATCAACGCCAATCCCTACCAACCTCTGCCCGAGGCGGTGCACGACCAGATGCAGCGCGAGCTGGAAGTCGTGCGCTTCCTGTTCGCTGAAACCGTCGCCGCCGGGCGCGGGGATCGTCTCAGCCATGCCGCCGCGCTGGCAACGGAGGCGGCCGTGTTCCGCGGCGCGGATGCCATTGCCGCCGGTCTTGCCGACGAGGTGGCCGATCCCGTCACCGCCTTCCGCGCCTTCGCCGCTGCTTCGCATGACACGAATTCCACCAACAGAAAGGGTCCACAGATGACCACCAACTCCACCGACACCCCGAACACGGATCAGGTTGCTACCCCGCCCGCGACGCAGCCCGCAGCGACGCCTGCCGAGGTCGCTCCCGAACCGCCCGTTGAGGCCGCCGCACCCGCGCTCACGCCCGACGCAGCCACCATGAGCGCCGATGCCATCCGCGCCGAGGCGGCCGAAGTGGCGCAGGTCTGCGCGCAGGCCGCCCGGTTGGGTGTGGACATCGACGCCGCCGATGCTGTTGCGCGCGGGCTGAAACCCGAAGCGCTGCGCGCCCGCGTGCTGGCCGATCTTGCCTCGCGCGGCGATGCGGCGGGCATCATTGCGACCGCCCCGGCGGCGGCTGCCTCCAAAGACAGCCCCATCATCGCCGCCGCAAAGAAGGCCGCCACAGCCTCGCGCTGATCCCGCGCCCAACCCCCTAAACATGGAGACTGACCAATGCCCGTCCTGACGGAACCGCCCAGCATGGGCGATGTCCTCAAATATGAGGTCAACCCGAACTACACCCGCGAGGTGATCACCCTGCTGCAGGGCATGCCGTACCCTGTCGGCTCGGTGCTCGGCCAGATCACCGCCAGTGGCAAATACAAGCTGTCGACCAGTGGCGGCAGCGACGGTGCGCAGACCGCCAGCGCCGTCTTGCTCTACGCCGTCGACGCCACGCTGGCCGATGCGACCGGCATTGTCGTCGCGCGTGGGCCCTCGATCGTGTCGCGGGCAGGCCTTGCTTACGACGGCACCGTCGATGATGGCGCGAAGATCACCACCAAGATTGGCCAGCTGGCCGCCGTCGGCATCATTGCCCGCGACGGCGTCTGACCCCACACCCCCTTTTATCCCCGGAGCACCTCATGACCCTTGTCCGCAACCCGTTTGACGCTGGCGGCTATTCGCTGGCCGAGATGACGCAGGCCATCAACATCCTGCCCAACCTCTACACCCGCCTTGGCCAGATCGGCCTCTTCCGCTTCGAGGGCGTCAGCCAACTATCGGTCATCATCGAGCAATACGAGGGCGTGCTGAACCTGCTGCCCTCCGTCCCCCTCGGCGGCCCCGCAACGGTCGGCACCCGCGAAGGTCGTGCCATGCGCAGTTTCGCCCTGCCGTGGATCCCGCATGACGAAGTCATCCTGCCGGGCGACATCCAGGGAAGCCCGGCGCTGGGCGTCTTCGATGCGGCCGATCCACTCGTTGAGGTGATGAACCGCAAGCTGCAGCTGATGCGCCGCAAGCACGCCCAGACCCGCGAGTACATGGAGATGAATGCCCTGCGCGGCATCGTCAAAGATGGTGCGGGCACCACGCTCTACAACTACTTCACAGAGTTCGGCCTCGCGCAAATCTCGGTGGACTTCCTGCTCGGCACGGCTGGCACCAATGTGCAGGGCAAGGTCCGCGAGGTGCTGCGCGCGGTGGAAGACAACCTTCTGGGCGAGGCGATGTCCTCGGTCCATGCGCTGGTCAGCCGGGAGTTCTTCGACAAGCTGATCTCGCATCCGAAGACCGAGGAGGCATACAAGTTCTATGCCGCCACCGGGGCTCAGCCGCTGCGGGAGGATATGCGCCGCAATTTCCCCTTCGCGGGCATCGTGTTCGAGGAGTATTCCGGCACCGTGACGCTTTCGACCAACGCCAGCGAACGGCTGGTCCCGGCCAGTGAGGGGATAGCCTTCCCCCTCGGCACGATGGACACCTTCACCACCTACGGCGGCCCGGCCAACCTGCTGGAGGCGGCCAATACCATGGGCCTGCCACTCTACGCCCGCCAGCATCTGGACGAAAAAGGTCGCTGGATCGATCTGATGACCGAAGCCTCGATCCTGCCGGTGAACAAGCGGCCGCGCATAGCGATCCGCCTGCACACCTCGAACTGACGGGCGCGCCATGAATGTCTTCGCCGCCGCCACGGACCGGATCTTCGCCAACCCGTCCATGGCGGTGGCAGCACTCTGGATCTCCGCCGCCACCTCCGACGAACGCACGATCCGTGTGATCCGCCGCGCTCCGGATCGTATCACCGAGTTTGGCGCTGCGCAGTTCGCCAGTGACACGATGGTGCTGGATGTACGCGTCTCCGACCTGGCCGATCCGCGCCAGGGCGATCTGATCGTGATCGGCACCGACAGCTTCACGATCCAGGGAGAGCCCTTGCGTGACAGCGACCGCCTGATCTGGACGTTGGACCTGCGGCCGTCATGAAGCTGAAAATCGACATTGATCCGGACATTGTGGCCATGATGGCAGCCGAGGTCGCGGCTGGAGAGCGTGCGGTGACAGCCGCCATGCGTGAGGCTGGAACCGGGCTGAAATCCGACTGGCGAGGACAAATCACCGGTGCGGGGCTCGGACGGCGGCTTGCCTCGACGCGGCCGCGCTGGTCTGGTCCAAGGCACCGGTGATCGTCGGCGCGCACGACACCGGCCCGCTGATCCGCTCGAAGGACGGGTTCTGGCTGGCAATCCCGACGCCCGCTGCCGGGAAAAGCCGCAAAGGCGGACGCATCACACCCCTTAAGTGGGAGCGCCGCACCGGTCTGCGTTTGCGGTTTGTCTATCGTCGGAGGGGGCCAAGCCTGCTCGTGGCCGAAGGGCGGCTGAACACGAGGGGTCAGGCGGTGGTGTCGCGCTCGAAGACCGGGCGCGGCAAGGTCACAGCACCGATCTTCCTGCTGGTGCCGCAGGTGAAGCTGCCCAAACGGCTCAATCTGGCGCGAGATGCAGCGCGGGCGCATGACGCCGTGCCGGGGTTGATCGTGGCGAACTGGGTGGATGGAAAACTTCTATGATTATCCGACGTGGATCGTGACGTCATAGCCAATCGACTTGAGGGACTTCGAAGTTCGTCCATTTCTTGGGGGAAAGCGATCAGGTTGCGCCCAACCAACGAGTTCTCCTAGTGCGCTGATCCCCAATCCGTCAATCTTCCACTTTTGATCGTGTACGGCTAGCCATAGCCGTTCGGGCAATTCTGCCTCTGGTCCGCCATATAGAATGAACTTCATGAGCTGCAGCACATTGAGCCCGCCCGCGGATTTATCTTTCCAGATGCGCCTCGACAACGCATCCACCTTCTCGGGGATTGTATATTTCGTACCATCCTCTCGCAGCCCCACTGCCTTGTTGGCCACGCGCCGCGCGTAATCCTTGATGGAGTGAATGCCCGTACAAATCTCATGAAAGCTATCATAGTCCATTTCGTCGATAGCATCCTCAGTGAGCGCGGCCCGAAGCATCGGTGCCGTGTCGTTCAGCATCGTATCTTCTTCTGAAGGAGCCTTCTCCAAGCTGCGCCACCAATTGATCGCATCCCCAAGCGCGGCGTCAGGATCTTGTTTGTTGCGCTCGAAGAAGTCCGCATAGAGTGCTCTCCGTCCGTCGAATGTGCGCTGATAGTAGTGCGCGTGGAGGAATTGATCTGCTTGAGCGCCTGCAGGCGCATCTGAGTCGACCCAAGAAGGGCGATTTTCTGGTCGACTTACCAGGTCTCCAATGTCGCGAAGCTGCTGAAGCGTAGCATGCCATTCTTCGAGGAAGTCCTGGCGCCGACGGTCAGACGCTGTCTTCTTACCGGTCTGAACGAGCCCTGACCACTTAGTGAAACTCGGGCTACTCCAGAAATCGCCTGACGGAGGTTCCGATACCGCAAGCTGTTTCGCGCGTTTTTCCATTACTGCTAAAAGCTCATCTGTCAGGGGGGTCGAATTTCGATCAAGCACCGCAAAGAGTTCGAGGATATCCGCTGCCATGTCGTCGGAAATCTCTGCCTCCGGGAAGAAACAACCTGCCTCGACATTCTTGTACCAGGCGCTCGCGGTCAGGTTCGCGGAGCCGATATAGAGCCCGTATTCCCGCCACCAGATGACTTTTGCATGGTGGTGCTGAACGAGACGACATTGAAACCGCGCCGACTTTCGCTTGAGAAAAGACGAGAGAATGGAAGTCTTAACGGCGACGCCATCATCGAGACGCCCATAATATTTGAGCGGGATGGAGTTATCCCAGCACCAGTCGAACAGCAAATCCATTTCTGTTGCGTAGGCGACCGCTGCCAAAACTTCCTGGGTATCAACTGCCGCATTCAGTGTAATGTTCGTCAGGTAGTTCCCGTTAATGCCGCCCATTATCAGTTGCATCTTAGTCCCATGAAATCGTGGAAATTTACACCACATTAGACGAAATTACAGTGATGCCCACCCCCCGCGAAACCATCCTCGCCGCGCTGCTCGCACGGCTATCGGCGCTGCCTGCCACCGTCTTGCGCGGCGAGGTGCTGCCCGAGCGCGTGCCAGCCGATGGCCTGCTGATCCTGCGTGACGGCGAGCCGGGGGAGCCAGAGGTCACGCTGTCGCCGCTGCGCTACCACTACCAGCACCGTGCCGAGATCGAAGCGGTTGTGCAGGGCACCGGCCGAGATACGGCTTTTGACACGCTGACCACCAGCATTGGCACGGCGCTCGCCGCCGACCGCACGCTGGGCGGCCTGTGTGACTGGGTCGAGGCGGAAGCGCCACGCCCGGTCGATCTGCCCGTCGAGGGCGCGGCCAGCCTGAAGGCGGCCGTCATTCCGGTTGTGCTGCATTATTCAACGGCCGATCCGCTCGGCTGATCCCGAAAACCCGAGGAGAACACAATGGCACGAGCCCAAGGGGCGCGGGCGCAGATGGCGCTTGCGTTCGAGACGACCTATGGAACGCCGCCAGTTGGCGGCTTCACCAAGATGCCCTTCGCCAGCACCTCGCTCGGCGCGGAGCAGCCGCTGCTGAACTCGGAACTGCTGGGCTACGGTCGCGATCCGCTCGCCCCGATTAAGGACGCGGTGACGGCCGACGGCGATGTCGTCGTGCCGCTGGACGCGGAGGCCTTCGGGTTCTGGCTGAAAGCTGCGTTTGGTGACCCGACCACGACCGGCACCGGCCCCTGGACGCATGTATTCCAGTCGGGAGCCTGGACGCTGCCCAGCATGTCCATAGAGACCGGCATGCCCGAGGTGCCGCGCTACGCGATGTATTCCGGATGTGTTCTCGACCAGATCACCTGGCAGATGCAGCGCGCGGGGCTGCTGACCGCGACGGCGCGGCTGGTAGCGCAGGGCGAGACCGTGGGCACGACGACCAGCGCAGGCACGCCCGACGCTCTCGAATTGCAGCGCTTCGGCCATTTCAACGGGGCGATCACTCGCAATGGTTCGGCCCTCGGCAATGTCGTTTCAGCTGACATCACATATGCCAACAACCTCGACCGCATCGAGACCATCCGTTCGGACGGACGCATCGATGGGGCAGACCCGTCCATTGCGGCGCTGACCGGCTCCATTGAGGTACGCTTTGCCGACCAGACGCTGGTAACACAGGCGATCAATGGCGATCCCTGCGAGCTCGAGTTTGCCTATGTGCTGCCCTCTGGCGAGAGCTTCACCTTCACCGTGCACGCCGTTTACCTGCCGCGCCCACGGATCGAGATTTCCGGACCGCAGGGCGTGCAGGCGACGTTCGACTGGCAGGCCGCGCGCGACAGCACCATCGGCCGGATGTGCACCGCAACCCTGATCAACGACATTGAGGTATATTGATGCTGACGCTCGATCTGACAAACGCGCCGCGCTGGCATGATCTCGCACCCGGGGTGCGTGTGCAGCTGCGCCCCCTGACCACCGCGCTGATGGTGGCGACCCGTAGCGATGCGGCCGTCGAGGCGGTTCCTGAGGATGCGTCCGACG